AAAGGTGTAATTTCAGGAAACACATTACAACCTTGTACTCCAGGAACAGTAAATACTGGAGGTGGTGGAGGTGGTGTTTGTAATGCAAACCCTGCAGCTGGTGCAGGTGGATCAGGAATTGTTTTAGTTAAAGAACCTGCTTCTGGATGTTTTGTAGCTCCTGGAGTTTGGGATATGAATACAGTGTTAGACAACGTAGAAAATAACACTTGGCCTAAAAGAGAAATAACAGTAGATTATTTAGTGGTCGCTGGTGGTGGATCAGGTGGTGGTGTTGCTACACCCTCTAGTCTCATAGTTGCTTCTGGTGGCGGTGGAGCTGGAGGTTATAGAGCATCAGGCTTCGGCCCTAGTCCATTACAAGGCACAGCACAAAGTTTAGGTTTAGGAGATCATACAATTACAATTGGAGCTGGAGGAGCTGGAGGATCTGGTCCAACAACTCCTACAAATACGGGTAATTCTGGAACTGATTCAAGTTTTGGTACAATAACATCAACAGGTGGTGGTTCTGGTGGTAGGTATGGAAATCCTACAGGAGTAGCTGGATTTGATGGAGGATCAGGTGGTGGAGCTGGTTTTCCACAAACTGGACCTACAACAGCTGGTGGTGCAGGTAATACTCCTCCTACAGACCCACCTCAAGGAAATCCTGGAGGAGAGAATCAAGGATATGTTGGCTCAGGTGGAGGTGGTGGTGCCACAGCAGCTGGTGGAGATGGTGGTCCTTCATCTGGAGGAAATGGTGGTGCGGGTGCACCAAACGATATTACAGGAAGTTCAACAACATACGCTGGTGGTGGAGGTGGTGGAATAGAAGCCACATCTGGTGCAGGCTCTGGAGGAGCTGGTGGTGGAGGAGACGGTGGATGCAGAGGTGCAACACCTGGCGCTCTTGCAACATCAGGAACAGCTAACACTGGAGGTGGTGGAGGTGGTGGTGCTAATGGAACATCAAGTGGTCCAGATGCACAAAACAGAGTTTTTGGTTCTGGTGGTTCAGGTATTGTTGTTGCAAGAGTTCCTAGCTCATTTACTTTAGCAGTATCTCCTGGAACAAACTCAACATCTACACATCCTGGTGGAGATAAAATTGCAACATTTACCGTGTCTGGGACATTGACAATCGGAGAGGCATAAATTATAAATATAACATTTAAGGAGTAAGAATATGGCACATTTTGCAGAACTAAAAGCAATGACAGATCCAACAGGATTTACGTCAGATTCACATCAAGTAGTACAAAGAG